CTGGTGCGCCGTGCGGCGGCCGGACCTGGCCGGGACCGCGGCGGTGTGCCCGGGGCGGCCCGCTGGCTGTGAGCCTGGTAGCTCTGGCCAGCGGGGCACCGCGCGGGAGCAGGTCACCGGCCCGATTTGAACGGGCGTCTCCCCGACCGGAGCCATTCCCTTGCGGGTTCGGGGATGTGCGCGCCATCCCCAGGGGACTCGATCCCCACGGCACGGGGTGTCCTGGGCCACTAGACGAGCGGCGGCCTGCGAGGTCACGGTACTACGGCCCGGCTAGTTGATCCCGGAACCCCAGGCGAGCAGGTAACCGGCGTCGTTTGCCATGCCGGATGGCATCGTCACCACGGTGCCGGGCGCGTTCCAGTTCGCGGCGATCTCCACGAACGACGTCACCGAGATGATGACCGCCCGGTTGATGACGGCCAGCAGGTTCATCCCCGTGGCGCCCAGGTCGAGCGTGTCGCCGGTGGTGACGTTCCGCAGGCCGACCAGGATCACCCGGTCAGCCGCGCCCATCTGGAACACCGGCACCGCGCCGACCCCGGCCGCGATCAGCGCCATGAATATCTCCTAGCTCCCGTGCTGTAATGGGTCATCGGTCACCTACCTGACAAGGGACGGTTCAGATGACCCGGATCACTGACGCTGCCGCGAAGGACCTCGACGAGACCCGCCGCCTGCTCTACATGGCGCTGGTCGTCGGGAAGACGAAGAAGTACAACCTCGCCGGGACGCTCATCAACACGCTGCGGCACCACCAGGGCGTCGATGACGCGGACCTTGAGGCCAAGGTCATCGACTACCTCGAAGGCCGCAGCGAGGACGACACCTGGATGCGCGGGCAGATCCAGCGCTGCATCGACGCGCTCGGCGAGTGATATCCCGGCTGCGCGCCTGGATCCGCAGCATCATCGGGGTGCGGTGTCCCTGGTGCGGCGGTGAGGGCATCTACTACGCGTATTCGCCGGTAGCTTCCCTGAGCACAATCCGGCACGCCCAGCCTTACCGCTGCGGGAAATGTGAGGGCACCGGCCGCGTGGCCTCCTAGCAGATTCGTTTCGGGACGGCCACACGGCTGGTCACCGACGGGGCGCCGGTCGTGGACTGCCACGCGGCCGACACCCCCAGGAGCTGGTTCGCCGTGGTGTCTATGGCCGTGGTGGCGGCACCCTCACAGCTCACGAACCCGCCGGACCCGTTCGCCCCCGTGGCGGGCAGCGCGTTCGCCCCGGACACCGTGCACTCGCCATAAATCAGCGACGACCAGAGCCCCGCCACCCCGGTGGTGTGGCAGACGACGCGGCCGACGACCCGGATCCGGAACGTGGTGCTGATGGCAAACCAGGACGCCCCGAGCGTGACCGTGGACAGGTTATTGCCGCCGAACACCACCTGCAGGCCCAGTGACTGCTGGGTGCTGCCCCACGTGCCGTTGCCCCATATCTCGACCTCATACACCGCGCCGCCAGCGGCGTCACCGGCCGGGACGGTCCAGCTTCCCAGGTCGGTGAGGGTGATCGCGGTCGCCACGTTGCCGGGGAAGAATGCGTTCTGCGACCCCATGTTGCCCATGACCAGCCCCGACGGGGTGACATAGCCGGGCTGCCCGTCGGCGGCGGCGAACTTCTGCACCTGATTCGGCTGGGCGTTGGGGATCACGCCGCCGGTGCCGTCCAGGGCGTGGACCTCGCCCAGGCGATCCACCTGCGCGCGGAGGTCGGCGATCGACTCCTCGGCCTGCTCAAGCGTGTACGGGGCGGTCGGCACCGCTCACCACCTCCGCAGGCTGGTCGTCACCTGGATGTACGGCGTGTAGGGCACGCAGTTGAAGGTGCAGGTCCACTCGTAGGCGTTCAGGGTCTCGGTGTAGCCGACCACCATCTGCTTCGCCGTCGTGGACGGGTACCAGAACGGCAGGTTATTGATCTGGACCAGGTCCCCGATCTCGACGCCCGCGACCGCGGACATCAGGGGGGCCAGTGCGTTCCCCGTGATCCCGGCCCGGGCCAGGTTCACTGTGATGGTCGGATATCTCTCGTCACTGGACGTGCCCACCAGCAGCAGGTGCGCGGCGAGCGCGGCCAGCTGCTCGTCCGCGGCGGCCACGGCCTTCAGCCGCTTCTTGAACCGGCCGGACCCGCCCCCCGACGGCTCGATGATCGACATGCCGCCGGCGTTCAGCGTCACCTGCACCTTGGAGCCCTTGTGCCGGTGGACGGTGATGTCGTTCTTCAGGTTCCTCGTGTCCACCACCGGGGCCAGCGGCGGGCTGATCATCCCCTGCGCGTAGTCGAGGGTGACCGCCGCGGCCTGGTTGATGAGCCGGATCCGGGTCCGGTACTTCATCCCCCAGAGCTCTTTGGCTTCCTTCATCAGGCCCTGGTCCAGATCCTGGATCTCCTCCAGGAAGTCCTTATACTGCTTGCGGGTCTGCGGGCCCATCGCCGGGTGAATATGCACGTGGTCGATGTACAGCTTCGTGGTGTTGGCCGGGGTGCTGTGGCAGCCGATGATCACCGCGACGAACGCCGTGCTCGGCGGGGCCTGCCCGAGCGCGCCCGAGATGCGCCGCGAGTGGATCTCGTTCACCGGCAGGTTGTAGTCCGTCTGGTCGGACTCGGACAGGAACGTGCCCGCCGCGTTGTAGAACCGCAGGCCGATGAACACGTTATTGATCTGCACCGGGTTGTACACATCAGCGGACACCGACACGACGTCGCCGGGGAGGCACGGCTGCGCCGACGTGCCCGCCGGGGATTGGGCCGACGGGTTCGCTGAGCCGTTGCAGGTGAGCAGCAGGGAATGGGTGCCCACCGTCGGCCAGGTGTCGCCACCCGTGTCGGTGAACGTGGTGGTGGGGTTGGTCAGGGCGCCGTTCACCGCGACCCAGGACTGGGTTCCGGCCTCGAAACCCCAGTGGTCCGAGCCCTCGTTGTATTCCTCCAGGTGGCCCATGGCCTGCTCTTTGGCCAGCCGGATGAACCGGTCGATCCCCGATTCGGTGTGGTGGCCGTGCAGCGCCCGGCTGACTTTCCACAGCGGGATCAGGGCGTACTGGACGCTGATATGCCCGATCGCCGTCTTGGTGATGTCGCCGTTGGGGGCGACGATCACCTGGGACACCGACCCCATCGTCGCTGTGGTGACGGTGCCGCTGCCCTTGGCGACAACACCGTCATCCCCGGGCCGGATCGCGGAGAACGCCCACTTCACGTCCGCGCCGGAGACGGCCAGCTCGGCGGACACCATGAGGGTCTGGCCGTCCGCGCCGAACGTCTGGAAGCCCGAGTCGAACAGGAGGGCCGGGGCCGAGCTGTAGCCCTGCAGCTTCATCTGGCCGCCGGTGCCGTAGATCACGTCCAGGCGGGCGATCGTGCCGGACCCCAGCGCCCGGACCATGACCTTATTGTTGTTGCCGGTGTGCTTGGGGACGAAGCAGATGAACCGGACCACGTTGTTGCTGGGCTTCGTGCCGCCGCCGCTGGCGGTGTAGATCAGCTCGACCTTGCCGGACGCCCCCGCCCCGCCGAACGTGTGGCTGGAGTTGTTCGCCCAGCCGCCGCCACCACCGCCGCCGGGGCTGCTGCCGTCCTTGCCGTCCCGCTGCGGGGAGAACCCGCCGCCGTCGCCGCCCTGGCCGCCGCCAGTGACCGCGTTACCGCCTGCACCGAACGACCCGAAGGAGGCGTTGGACCCGTTGTTCCCGGCCGCGGCGGTGCCCGCGGAACTGCCGCCGCCACCGCCCTGGTTGAACGTGGCCGAGCCGCCGCCCGCACCGCCGGCGAAGTTCGCGGTAGCCGCGCCGCTGGTCGTGCCGCCCGCACCGCCGGACGCACCGTTCGCGGCCGAGCCCTTGCCCGCGTGGCCCGTCACGGTGACCGCGTCGCCGGTGAACGACGAGTCAGTCCCGTCGTCGCCGCCCGTGGACCAGTTATCCGGCTGGCCACCCGTGCCCACCGTCACGAAGTACTGCTGGCCCGGGGTGACCACGACCGCCGAGTTCCGGGCGTAAGCGCCGCCGCCGCCCCCTGAGCCGCCGGAGTTGCCCTCGGAGCCTTTCGACCCGCCACCGCCCGCGCCCCAGACCCGGGTGTCCACCGTGGCCGTCGACGCGATCCACGGGTAGGTGCCCGGGTTGAGGAAGATGTCGTCGCCGGAGGAACCGAACGAGCTGGTTATCCCGGTCCAGGTCGAGCCGTTGACTACGCCAATCGGCGCCGAGCCGTTGAAGTCGCTGACCGCTTTCCACTTCGGCGCACCGGACACCACGGTCATGCTGGAACCGCCCTGCACGCCAGGGCCGATCAGCTCGGTGTTCTCGTCCTCCTCGCACGGCCAGTACCCGATCGGGGCGTACAGGCCGGTCAGCGACGCGTAGTAGCGGGCCAGCGCGCTGCCCTCGCCGCCGCCATTGCGGATCCGGCGCAGCGGCCCGTTCGCGATGATCTGCACGTAGACGTCGTTGCCGGAGATGTCGCTCAGCGGCGGCCACTCGGGGACCTCACCCCAGAAGCGGAAGCCGTTGTAGACGTTCCCGGACGATGACGTGTCGTTCACCGAGATGCGCAGCTGGGTGTTCTGCTTCAGGTAGGGGAAGAACGCGCCGCTGGCGTAGCCCGGGCTGAACCGGCCGTCGCGGTTGTTCAGGGTGATGGTCACCTGCGCGGGCTGGGACGTGTCCCCGTTGTCCGTCCGGCCGCCGGTGATCGTCAGGGTGTCGCGCTGGTAGACGTACCTGCTGATGTCACGCCAGGTGCCGTTGATCAGGATCTCGACAATGATGTTCAGCGGGAACAGGGCCATCCGTCAGGCCTTCTGGCCGAGTGCCGCCTGCACGTCGCCGCCGCCGCTGACGATGACGAACTTCTGGATGATCTCCACCAGGGCCCGTTCGAGGTTCGTCGCGCCGTGCCGGGCGCGGACCTCCAGCACCATCCGCTGGCCGCTGGCATGGCCGCCGGGCGGCAGGATCTGCTCGGGGCGGCCCGTCTTGTTCATGGCCAGGGTCAGGCCGGGCATCAGCCAGCCGCCCTTGTCATACCAGTTGTAGGCCAGCTCGTGCCGCTCGGCCGCGGCCGGGGAGCCGTAGCGGCCGCGGATGTAGTTGAGGCCCCAGATGATCTGGTTCTTGTAGTCGCCCAGGTTGTACGGGTGGCCGTGGCCGAGGCTCTGCGGGATGCCGTACGCGCCGGAGCTGGGGTTGACGGCGTAGGCGTTCCACCCGGACTCCTGGTTCCACAGCGGGATCAGGCTGGACATCTGGGAGCCGGACCAGCCGTACTGCGCCAGCAGTGACCGGGCGTACGCCTGCGCCACCGCCGCCGAGTGGGTGCGGGCGCCCGAGTCGCCCATCCGGCCGCCAAGCGCCCCGGACAGGGACGCGGCGACCTGTGCGCCGATGGACGTGGTGAAGCTGGTGAGCTGGCCCAGGCCGTGACCCAGGCCGATGTGCAGCCCCTTCATGATCCACTTACCGGCGCCGATCGCCCACCCGGGCGGGCTGTGCACACCGAGGGCGTGCAGGATCATCCTCGGCAGGCCCTGGAACCAGTGGATCACCGAGCCGAAGACGCCCTTGAATCCCTGCCACATCTGGCTGATCGAGGCGGACGCGAACGCGGCGAGGGAATGGCCGAGACCGAACAGGGCACCGACCGCCTTGCCGGGAAGGCCCTTGAACCAGCGGACCACGTCGCTGACGCCGTTCTGCACCCGGGTGACCGTGTTGTTCCAGATGGTGTCCCACACGGCGGCGATGTCGTGGCGCAGATTGTCGAACGTGCCCGCGACGGCGTGCCGGAAATTGGCGACGATCCGCTGGTCGTCGGCGACGCCGCGCTGCAGCCGCCCGAACGTGTTGTCCCACAGCTTGTCCCAGATGGACGACACGTCGTGGCGGAGCGCATCGAAAGATGAGACGACGTCGCGGCGCATCCTGCCGATCGCACCCGGGAAATTGAACTCCAGCAGGTTCGCGATGAAGGACACCGTGACGCCGACCCCGATCAGGGCGCCCTTGATCACCAGGCAGATCCGCTCGAAAATCTGGGCGCTCGCCTTCATCCCCGGACCGAGCGCGACAACGAACCCGGCCAGGCCCTGCACCAGGTACACCAGGCCCTGCGTCATCTCCTTCAGAGCACCGGACTTGACCATCTCCGTCATGGCCTGCGTGAACGCCGGTATCAGGATCTTCCCGGCCTGCAGCATCACGGTCAGGAACTGCCTGATGAACGGCAGGCTGGCCTTGAACATCTGCGTCATCAGCGGGCCCAGCAAGGTCAGGCCCTTGCCGAACTGGGTGAAAATCCCGGACAGGGGCGCCATGATCCCGCGGAGCGGCTTCAGGACCACCTGGGCCAGGCCGGACAGCGACTTCTGGAACGCGATAAACGGGGCGTAGAACGCGCTGTCTTTGGCGTACTGCTTGTTCGCCGCCACCAGTGCCGCGGACAACTGCACCTTCTGCTTGCCGATCGCCGTCTTCAGCGCGGTGGTGATCTGGGTGATGTTGGACGTGTCGGCCTTCAGGATCTTGGTGCCCTCCTTGGCACCGAACAGGCCCCCGGCGATCGCGCCCAGGCCGACACCGCCGCCGATGCCAGCGCCGGCGACACTGGGGACGCTGCCCGCGGCAAGCAGGCCGCCCCCGATCAGGCCGGCGATCCCGACCGGGGAGGTCAGGCCACCGGAGACCAGCGACGACGCGCCGCCCCCTCCGCTGCCCGCACTGCCGCCGCCGCTGAGCAGCCCCAGGATGCCGCCCCGGCCGCCGCCGCTGACACCGACCGATGCGGTGGCGCTCTTAGCATTGAGGCGGTCCAGGGCCAGGTCTATGCCGGAGATGTCAGCCCGCGCCCGGGCGACCCCGTCCAGCTTGATCTTCCCCGTCGCCACACGCTTGCCGAGCGTGATGAGCTTGGCGTCCGTGACGTCGAGCTCGTGCTGGGCTTCCTTGTTCCCGTCCAGCTTCACCCGCGCTGCGGCGACGCGGCCGTTCACGTCCTTCAGCTTGTCCGACAGTTCCTTCATGCTGCCGGACGCTTCCAGGGCCGCGTCGCCGACCTTCTTCAGCGACGGGGACGCACCGTCACGCGCTAGAATATCGAAAATCAAGGACTCATTGGCCATTTTTCTCACCTCCGCCCGCAGGTCAGCCCGTGTATGTCATAGTTAAGCTATGAAACCGATCACGCTTACTGTCGAGGTAGGACAGCGCATTGATCGTCTGGTTGTCATTGACCCGGACATCCGCGTTCCCGGAAATGCCCGCGGCGCACGGCTGCGCTGCGACTGCGGGAAGGTCTGCGAAATACGGATAGCCAACCTGCTGCGAAACGGACGGGTTAAGCCAGCCTCGTGTGGCTGCCTGACCGGCAGGCCAAGAGCACTGGCCGTGTCTGCCGGTCAGAGGATCGGCCGCGGCGTCGTGATCGACCCGGACATACGGACCGGCTTCACCCGGTCACACCCGGGCGGCCGCCCGGGTGCCAAGCTGCGCTGCGACTGCGGAACGGTCTACGAGGCCGCGCTGATGTCCCTGATGGAACGGGACGGCCACATCAACACGCAATCGTGTGGCTGCCTGCATGAAGAGCAGGCTCCCCTGAACGGCCAGCTAGGCAGCACAACCCATGGGCTGCATAGTCATCAGCTCTACGGAACCTGGCGGCAGATGCTGCAGCGCTGCGAGAACCCGGACGTTGATTCCTACCGCTACTACGGCGCCAAGGGCCGGTCTGTCTGTGACCGCTGGCATGACATCACGGCATTCATCGCGGACATTGAGCGCGATCTTGGCCCCCGGCCCGAAGGCATGACGCTTGACCGGATGAACAACCAGGGGAACTACGAGCCCGGGAACGTCCGCTGGGCGACTGCCGCCGAGCAGGTAGCGAACCGCGGCTAGCCCCCGCCCTTCTCCTCGATGTAGTCGATCAGGGCCTCGAAGTCGTCGCGTTCCAGCAGGGGGATCTCCCAGGGCCGGATGCCGAGGACCTCGGAGAACACGCCTATGTAGCGGAAGCGGTCGTATCCGAAGGCTCCTGGGGCAGGCTGGTAGGGTCCGCCTCACCCTCATCCGGCTCGATCTCCAGGGCGGTCAGGTCGATCTCGACGTCGCCGGACAGGATGTCGGCGAGGTTCACGTCCTTGCCGTTGCGGCGCCACACGAGCCAGATGAACCCGCACATGGCCCGGGCCGACCCGGCCTCCATGTCGGTCTCCCACTTCGCGTACGTGCACTTCAGGCCGTTCTCGATCGCGAGGGCCTCGCTCATCGGCCGGCGGCTGGTGTCGAAATCGAACACCTCGCCGTTGATCGTCACCTTCGCCACGCGTTACCCGCTTCCTGTGATCTTCCGGGCCGTGTCCGTCATCGCCTGCAGCACCTTGCTGCGGATCTGCGGCGTGGCATCCCGGCATGCGTCGGTGAAGAATCCGGCCTTCATGCCGCCCGTCTGGTAGTTCGACCAGCTCCATGTGCGCCGGGGACCCTGCGCGTAAATGGGGTGGTTGATCGTCCCGGCGTCCAGCCGGGCGATCTTCCGCTTGCGCTCACGGGCCTGCGCGCGGACCATGACACCCGGGCTGGTGCCCGCGAACCTGTTCTGCACCCGGACGGTCAGGTCGCGCGACAGCACCGCCGCGTAACGGTCCGGCAGGTAAGGCTCCAGGTGGCCCAGGCTGGCGATCTCCCGGGCCAGCGGCTCCGCGGCGTCGCGGATGTTCTTCTGCAGCTGGCGCTTCAGGCCCTGCTTCCCGGCTTCCTGCAGGCGTGCGCCGAGGAGGGCCAGCGCCAGCGCGCCCTCGTTCACGTCAGCCATGCGCTTGACCTCCCCGTTTGACAATGTGGTATTACCGCATACAGTGAGCATCGTGTGGTGATACCACCACCGGAACGAGAGAAGAGACATGAAGCGCACCAGGATCACCGTAGGCCTCATACTCACCGCCGCCGCGGCACTCGCCGCCGCAGGCTGCGCCACCACCGGCCACCCCACATCCGCCGCCACCGCCCCCGCCGCCGCAGCCACGTCAGCCGCGCCAGCCACCACCCCCGCGGCCACACCCAGCGGCCCGGCGCAGTTCGGACGCGCCCACGGCTGGACCTACAGCGACGACCTGCAAGTCGCCGTCGTCTCCGCCACCACGACCGCCGTCGGCCAGTACGCGGGAGGCGGCCACCCCGGCGACCCCGCCGTGATCCTCAAGGTCCGCGTCACCGCCGGCAAAACCAGCCTCGACGCCAGCGAGATCCAGGTTGACGCCAACGCCGGGCCCGACGGCAGCCAGCTCGAAGCCGTGTTCGACACCGGCATCGATAACCCGTCCGGCACCCTCACCCCGGGCCAGCACGGCACGTACCTGTTCGAGTTCGACGCGCAGCACTCCAGCTGGGAAAGCCAGCTGAACGTGACCGTCACCCCCGGGTTCGACTACAACGCCGCCAGTTTCACCGGGGCCGCGTCGTGACCGACCGGCACAAGCGGCGCCCCATCCCCTTCCGGCCATCGGAAGGGGATGAGTCGTGGCTCAGAGACCACGCCAAGCGCACCGGGCAGGCCGTCAACGCGGTCCTGGCCGCCGCACTCGCCGCATACCGCGCACGCCAGGAGGACGGGGAAGGCAGATGAGGATCTGTATTCGCGTATTAGGTGTTGAGACCACCTGACAGAGGGTTATACCTCTGTATTTTACTGGCAGCATTCCATGTCGATTTGAAATTGACGGGACCGCCAATTGCACCGTCAGCAGAAAAGTCCGGAAGAATTGTTCCGAACCAATAAAGATTAGGATCTGCTGTAATGTTTGGATAAAGGTAGAACGAGCGGGCCAGGCCGTCCACGGCGGCGATATAGGTCTGGCTGGTGGCGTCGTCGAGGAAGCCGCCGAAATCGCCGCTCGCGTCGGGCAGCCCCGCCACGTACGTCGTGTTCCCGTCGCCGAACGCCGTCACATCGGACTTGTTGGTGACCATATTGATGGTCCAACTCGCCTGGAACGGCAGCGGTGACGCCGCGGCACCAGCCGCTATCCCACAGTACACCTGGCCATTCCGGCCATGAATCCGAGACACAGTTACCGCTCCTTCACTTGATCCTGACTGGCTGCCGGTCGAGCAACCGGAGCAATGACCTGGCGTTGGCTTCGAACGTCCGCCCGGCGACAGCCTCACGGGCCGCGGCGGCGCACATCTCCCGCTGGTCCGGGTGCGCCACGTACCAGCGGATCAGTTCCCCTGCCTGCTGCGGCGTGGTGAACGAGGGCAGCATCGGGAACAGCTCATCCGACTCGGGCCGCGGGTCCCGGGCGAAGAACAGGCCGCAGGCGGCCATCTCGATTTCCCGCGGGCCGCACGCGACGCCCTCGCCCGCGTGGGCTTCCTCGCCCTCGCGGCGATAGAAGTTGATGCCGCACCGGGACCGGCGGTAAATGGCCGCCGTGTCGGCGTTGTCTACGCAGTCGTCGTCGCGGGTGGTCGTCCAGTCCCGCAGCGGCGAGTCGGCGGGCAGCTGCATCCACATGCCGGCGAGCTTCACCGCCAGCCCGTCCAGGCCCATCTCCTCGAAGAACCGGATCCGGGACGGGAACCCGGTCCCGATGAACGACAGGTCCCACTCCGGCTCGGTGCCGGGCGCTGGCGGGTGATGGATGGCCGGGCGGTAGCTATGCGGCATGTACTCCGCGGGCCCGAACTCGCGGTAGGCGGCGATGCCGGACGGGTCGTTCAGCAGGTTCACGTCGGCGTGCGCGGCCCGGACCAGCTGCTCGTCGTCCTGGTATGGGCTCTCGGTGTGCAGCAGGACGATCTTGTGGCCGCGGCCGCGCATCATGTCCAGCAGGTAGGGGGGGGTGAAGAACGCCGAGACCAGCAGGACCACGTCGGGCCAGCACTGGTACGCGGCGCCCAGGATGCCGTACGCGGCCTGCTCGACCGCCCGCTCGCGGGACATCGCCTTGCGGACCGCGGGACGGCCCTCGGAGTCTTTCTGTTCCATCTCGACCAGGGCGGTGTCGTAGAACTGGAGCCGCTTGTCCAGGTTGAACGTGAACACCTGCTCGCCGAGGGCACGCAGTGCCTCGGCCCAGCCTTCGTAGACGTCGTGGACGCTGAAGTTCGGGCCGGGGTGGGCGATGAGCCAGCGCATTACTCGGTGCCTGCCGTGACGGACAGGCGGGCGCCGAGGTACTGGACGCCGCCCCACTCGAGCAGCCCGTAGCTCTGGGCGGTGGTGACGACCGCGTAGTCCACGACGTGGCCGAGGGTCTGGTCAGCGGCGACGGCGGCACGCACCGATGACGGGCCGGTGGCGGACAGGTAGCCGTCTATGAGCAGCTGGCCGCTGCGCTCGTCGGCGTAGGAGACGAGCAGGATGATCTCCAGGAGGTAGTCGGCGATCCCGGCCTCGAAGGTCTCGCCGTAGGTGATGAACGTGCCGGGTGCCGGGGTGATGATCGCTATGGGCGGGCTGATCTCGCCGCTGACGGCCGCGGTGGCGCGCAGGCCGGGGATGTTATCGACGGCGGCGGCGAGGGCGGCGCGGACATCGCTCAGGACGGCCATGCGATGCCATTCATGACGACGCCAGCCACGCCAGGCCGCGCAGCGCCCGGCCCAGGGCCTCATCCCACACGTGGCGGGAGCCGCCGGTGATCCGCACACCGGGGAAACGGTCGTCGCGGACCTCCCACGCCCACAGCCCGTGATCCTTCCAGACCCGCGCCTTCATGAGCCTTGCCGCCCTTCCCATCCGACCGTCCAGGCTTCCTCGAGCACTACGTCAGGGAACGCGGACACCGGCCACGCCTGCCCCCAGCTGACCCACTCGCTGCCGGTGTCCAGCACCGCGTGCGGGCCGGGCAGGTCCACGCCGAGGATCAGCCCGGCCCCGCCAGCGATCAGGGACCGTGCGTCATCGGGCATCACCTTCTCGAAGCTGACCGGCCGGGTACCGGCTAGCCCGAACTCGGCGGCGGCTTCCAGCGTCGCCAGGATGGACGCCCCGGCGTCTAGGTCCCGGGTGGTGCGCAGGTACAGGGCCAGGACGTCAGCGTCGGACACCGGCCAGCCTGACAGCCGCAGCGACGCGGCGAGAGCTTCCGCTGAGCAGCACGCCACCGCCGAGCCCAGGGCCAGCTGGCGGCGCGGGTGAGCCTTCGCCTTCTTCGCGTTCGCCGCCCGCGTCTTGCTCGCCTTCACCGCCGCCGCGTGCCGGGCCCGGTGGACCGCCCGGGACACCTTCGCGGGTTTCGCCTTGGCTTTCGCCTGGTGCTTCCCGGCGGCTGGCGGGGCCTTCGCGGTCGCGGTGCCCTTGCCGCCGCCCCCAGCACCACCGCCGCTGCCGCCCTTGACGGGGGCCTTCGGCGCGGGCTTCTTCACACGCCGACCTTCCGGGCACCCCGGACGTACGGCTGCAGCAGCGCGTACACCTGCGGGGACGCCTGCACCCGGATCACGCCCATGTCCCCGAACCCGGCCACCCCGAACGGCGCGTCCTTCAGCTTGAAATAGTCGGCAGCGAGCTGCATGGCGGCCTGGCGGACCGCCGGGGGGATCGCGGGCCAGCCGAACACGCCGACGACCTGGATGCGGTCCTGGCGGGTGAACGCCCAGGTGAACGGGAAGAACTTGCCGCCGCCGATGGCCCGGATCTGCGTGTAGGGCCGCTGCTCCCCCGACGCACCCGTGTTGTAGGCACGCTCACCGAGGGCCAGCTCGTAATCGGTGCCCGCCGTCCAGGTGGTCTCGAACACCCCGTCGCCGTCCGCGTCGGTCTTCAGGGTGGTGACGGACACCAGGTCGTCGGTGGACAGGTACCAGAGGCTCTCGGGGACGTAGGTGCGGGTGTCGGTGCCGCGCCAGAAGTACCGGCCGGTCGCGCCCTCGATCCATCTCGAGGCGGCCTGGCAGGCGAGGATCACCTGGTCGTCGTCGGTGGTGTCGGTGATGGACAGGCGGGATTTGAGTTCCTCGGCGGTGCAGTAGTACTGGCCGACGGTGACGGGCTGGACGGTCCACGTCCCGGGGGCGACGTCGGACGCGGTGCCGGTGCCGATCCAGACGAAGGACCAGATGCCGTCGAGGAGGCAGGGGATGTTCAGGGTGTAGGCGCCGGTGCCGGTGCGGACGATCTGCCCGGCAGTGACAATGTAGGTGACCTGGCCGCCGGCGGGGTCAGTGACGACGCAGGTAATGGCGGTCGGGTCGGTGGCCACGCCGTTCACCTTGAAGGTGTTGGCCAGGGTGGCGATCTCGCTGGCGCCGGAGTAGAAGACGGTCGCTGACACCTGGTCTCCTATCCGTCGCTGGCCGATGGGGTGCTGCTGGCCGCCGGGGTGACGCTGCTGGTGCCGTCCCGCGGGTCTGTGACGGCAGCGCCATGAGCAGCGCCGGTGACCGCCGGGGTGAGGACGGCCATGGGTGCGACGGCTGGCGCTGAGGTGCTGCCCGCGGTGACAGTGGCCGTGCTGGCCGCGTTGACGATCGGCGGCGTGCCCTGGCCGGTCGCGGTGACCGCGCCTGCGGCGGTGAGGACAGCCCCGGCGCGCTGGGTGACGACCGCGGACACGGCTCCGGCACCGGCGAGGGACGCGGTCCCGGTGGCCGTTCCGCCGCCCGCGCTCCCCGCGGCGGTGAGCGAACCGACCCCGGCGAGGGACGCGGTGACGGCCTGGGCAGCGACTGCGGCCAGCGCGCCCGCGCCCGTCAGCGTGCCGCCAGCGGCCTGGGCAGCTTTCGCGGTGACCGCACCCGCACCGGCCAGGGCAGCACCCGCAGCCTGGGTGGCTGCGGCGGTAACAGTCCCGGCACCAGCAGGAGCCGCTACGGCCGCCTGCGTGGCGAGTGCCGTGACCGCGCCAGCACCAGCGACAGCGGCGGTGCCGGACGACAGCCCGGACACCGTCCCCGCGGCGGTGACCACACCCGCCCCGGCCAGGGTGGCCGTAGCGGACTGTGTGGCTACGGCGGTAACCGTCCCCGCAGCGGCGGGGGCCGCGGCAGCGATCTGCGTGGCTACCGCAGTGACCGACCCTGCGCCCGCCAGTGACGCCGTGGCAGCCTGGGTGGCCGTAGCGGTGACCGCGGCCGCGCCAGTGAGAGGTGCCCCGGCGATCTGGGTGGCTACCGCTGTCACGGTGCCCGCGGCCGTCAGGGACGCACCTGCGGCCTGGGTGGCGGCCGCAGCGACCGCACCAGCCCCGGCGGCCGCCGCGCCGGTCGAGTCGATGATGACCCCGCCGGCCGGGATGTCCCCGGACGGCGGCGCGTAGAACGGCGTCCCGCCCGGCATTCCCGGCAGGCCCTGCCCCGGATGCCAGCCGGGGGCTAGCGGCAGGAGCGGCGGCATGTCCGGGGCGGCTACGGACGCCGGGCCGAGGTAGCCCGTGGTGGACGCCCCGAAGTCATCGAGCCACAGCGGCCCCACCGCTGAGGCTGGCGAGTTCGAGATACCCCAGCCGATGCTGCCGACCGACGCGCCCGTGTTCTGCAGCGCCGTGGACGTCTGGGTTTCCAGGACCGACGGGTCGTCCAGGCCGTTGAACAGCTTGAACTCAAGCTGCCCCACCGTGGCCGAGGCGAGGAGGAAACCCTCGACCCGGAACCACTGGTTAAGCGGGTAGGTGTTCGCAGACGTCAGGATCGTGGTCGATCCCGAGTTCTGCATGATGATCTTCTGGGCGGTGTTGGTGAGCACCGCCCCGCAGAGCGTCCCGGCCGACGTGGTGTTCCAGAACGTCACGACCCGGTTATTCGCAGCGGGCTGCGCCGTGACGTACAGGTAGATGCGGAACCAGACCTGCGGCTGGCCAGCGCCGAGCGACGTCCCCCAGTAGCCGAAGCTGAACGTGGCCGCGGCGGATGAGCACTGGAGACTTAGGCCGCCGTGCGCGGCGTGGGCGCTGTCGGACGCCAGGACTGAGCCAGCGCCGATCGACACCGTGTCGAGGGCGTTCCCGGATACGCCGCCAGAGTTGGCGTTGCTGATCGTGGTGCCGCTGGGAGTGACGCCTTCGAGACTGTTGAGCAGGACAGGCACGGGCCACCCGCCTCTCGGTCAGGCCGGGAGGGTCACCCGAGCAGCTCGCACGTCAGCTCGTCGCAGGTGATGGTGGCCAGGGCCGTGGTCACGTTCGGGAAGATGCCGACCGAGATCATCTGCCCCTGGTTCGTGTTACCGCCGCCCGCCACCTGGGTCGCGGTGCGCAGCGCCAGGGTGATCGGCAGCGCGAACGGCACGGCGAACGCGGTGATAGCCGACGCCTGGTAGAACTTGCCCTGGCCGAAATACACAGCGGTACCGGCGACCGAGGTGGACAGGGCCCGGACATGGCCGTCCCACTCCAGCGTCCACGGCCACGACGCCGAGCCCGTGTTGGCGACCGTGACGGCCCCCGTGGCCGCCAGCTGCAGCGACGTCCCGGCGACCAGCGACGTCCCGGCGTTGGACAGGTAGAAGCCCCACGTCGGGGTCGCGGTGGCCGCCGATGAGACGTAGGAGCCGGTCGCGCGCAGCCGGATGCGGGTGCCCAGGTTCAGCGTGAACGGCGGGATCACCACCTCCGCCGGGGAGTAGTCCGTCAGCGCGGCGGCGACAGCAGCGGAGTTGCTGACGATCCCCATGTTCTCCATGGGGGCGGACCACAGCGTCGATGGCATGTCAGCGGCTCACGTCAGCGAGATCTGGATACCGGCGGCGGCACCGGACCCGCCGACGATCTGGAACGTGTTGCCGTTGGCGACGTTGACCGGCTGCCCGTTGAACGGCCCCCACCATGCCCGCACCGCCGCCGAGCTGGTCAGGTCCAGGCTGACGACCGCGGTCGGTGATCCCGATGAGACGAACGACTGGGTGATGAACGGGACGCCCACCGCGCTGCCCGCCGACGACGCGGTAGACGCCGTGGTGCCCAGCGTGAAACCGCCCGCCGTGTAACCGGAGGTCTGCGTGCCGATATCCGTGCCCGCCGCGGAAGCCGTGGACAGGGTCGAGTTCAGCCGCAGCTTCATCGCCGACGCGGCCAGGGCCGTGAACGCCCCGGGGATGCCCGCCGCGCCCGTCGGCGTCGTCGCGTTCAGGATGTTAGAGATCATCGTGTTGTCGATGGCCGCCATTACCGCTCCTGCCCGGTGCCCAGCAGCGGCACCTGATCCTCATCGAGGCCGAACATGTGGCCCAGGTCGAACGTGGCCTCCAGCAGCGTCCGGCCGCCGGCGTCAACCACGTGACCGTCCGGGTCGAGCACCCGCCAGCCCTGGTCCGGTTCCCACGCGGGGAGCTTGATCTGCGCCAGGCCCAGCAGATGCACGGCAGCTACTGCTTCTTCGCCGCGGTGCGCTTCTCGGCCGTGTCCGGCGCGGGCCGGGTCTCCGCCTTGCGCTCGGCCGCGACCGGCTGCGCCCATCCGGCCGCGCACACCGCCGCGCCTTCCTCGTCGTCCACGTCGATCTCGCCGCCGAGCGGGGGCCACATCCGGCCGTCGTGGCGCGGGCCGGTCCGTTCCTCGAGCATCCGGATCTTCACAGCAGACCTCCATAGGCGGATTCCCAGAGCTTCCAGCCCTGCTCGATCGTGTGCGCCCGGGCGTGCTCGCGGGCCTTCGCGCCCATGCTTTCCCGCAGTTCAGTATCGGAAGCCAGCTCCGACATGTACTTAAGCCACTCGTGGTCGCGCTTCACCAGAAACCCGGTCACCCCGTGCAGGATGAAGTCCCGGTATGGCTCCGAGTCGGTCGCGATCACCGGGATGCCGCGGGCCGCGTACTCCAGTGCCTTGATCGCGCTCTTCGACCGGGCGAACTTCGTCAGCACCAGCGGCGCCAGCCCGATGTCCAGGTCAACCGACTGGTAGTACGCCTCCGGGTCGGCGACCACATGCGACCACGGGCTGAACGTGACCCGCGGGTGGCGGACCGTGGGCCGGTAGTCCACGCCGCCCAGGTGCCCGTCCCAGCCAGGGAAACGGTTCAGGAACCGCCGCAGCGGCGCGGCGATCACGCCGATGTCCCGGCCGTGGGACGCGCCGCCCATCCACCCGCACCGGGGCCGCGGCCTGGGCTCCCGCGGCAGGTCGCACACCCAGCCGGGGATGAAGTTCGGCAGGACCGCCACGTGCGGGTTGTGCTCCCGCATCACTTCCGCGAGCGGCTCGGTGGTGACGGTGACCAGGTTCGCGACCTGCGCCGAGTGCGCCACCGCGTCCTGCGCGTCGGCGCGGGAGTACCGGGTGTAGGCGGCCCAGTTGACCGGCTCGACGGCCTGGACGTCGTCGTCCACCTCGTAGACCAGTTTCGAGTGAGCGGCCATCCGCCGCCAGCCGCCCATCCCGGCGTGGGAATCCCACCGCTGCGCGACGACGATGTCCTGCCCGGTGACCTGGCTGACGGTGACACCCGGCCCGGCGGACTGGTCGGCACCGGCGAGGGTCACGTCGTGGCCGTGGCGGCCGAGTTCCTGCAAGGGCAGGATCACGCGGTACCAGGCGCAGCCTGAGCCGTCGTGCCCGGCGAAGACCTTCACTTGCCGTCGCTGGCCTTCCCCGCCGCCTGGTGGACGGGCCCGTTGACGGCCTCGCCGGACATGTGTGACGCGGTAGTGCCCGACTTCGCGGTGGCCAGCAGCCGGGTCAGCTTGTCCGCCAGCTCCCGCTCATCCTCCGCGGTCGCGCACTGCCCGGCGGCGGTCAGGGTCCACGCCATGACGTGCTCCTCAGCCGTTGAAGTAGTAGTCGGCGGTGATCTCGCCGTCGAAGACCCACGTGGCCCCGGCGGACATCCAGCGGGCCACCAGGTCCCAGTCCACGGTCTCCTGCCACCCGTCATCCCGCCACGTGGCCGTTTCCAGCAGGCCGCGGCGGTGCATGATCGCGGACGTGTCGATCCCGCCGCAGAACGGCGGGTCAGCGCCGACTGCGTACGGCGGCCCGTGGCCGTTCATCAGGATCAGGCTGTACGCGAACCCGGCGCCCGGGTCGGCTTCCAGTGCCGCGACCAGGCGGGCGACGTGACCGGGGCGGAACGCGTTGTCGTCGTCCAGGTAGGCGATGTAATCGCCCTTGGCCAGCTCCAGGCCACGGAGCCGGGCGCGGTGACCCCACCGGGCTGCCGGGTCATGCTCCGGCATTTCGCGGAACTGCACGTCATGCATGGGTCGCGGTTCCCCGTCGAGGACGCGCTGCCGCCATTCGCGGATCACGGCCGCCAGTTCCGGGTCCGGCCCATCGGAGATCACGACATGCTCGACGTTGCCGTAAGTCTGCGCCTGCACCGACGGGACGCACCGGTTCAGCAGCAGGTCATGCCGCCGCCACGACGGGGTTATGACACTGACGAGCGGCTGGTCAGCCATTCCCGGTACCAGGCGATCGTCTCGGGGACCAGGTAGGGCCAGGGGTTGCGGCACACCGGGGACGCGGCGACCACTTCGGCGAAGCCTGGTTCACCGGGGCGGGGCGCGACTCCGACCAGCGCCCACGGCACCAGCGCCCACGGCATCGTGCGGCCGGCTGCCCTGGCGATATCCTCGGCCACCTGGGCGACACTGACGGGCTTCCCGCACCCGGCCTCGGTTACTGTGCCGTACGGGCCGTCTATCGCGTCAGCGAGCGCCACAGCGACGTCTGAGACGTGTACGGGGTCGATGAGCTGGCCGCCGCCGCCGCACAGTTCCAGCGGCAGGCCTTCCAGCGCGTTGCAGGCGAACGTGGGGAAGAACTTGTGCACCTTCGCCGGGCCGTGCGGCGGTCCCGGGATCTGGCCCGGGCCGTACACGTGGTAGGCGCGGACCACGGTGATCTTCTCGCCCAGCCAGCGGGCCCGCGCCAGGCCCAAGTCCTCCGCGCACGCCTTCGTGATCGCGTACGGGTTCGGCTGCCCCTTGTGGCCGGTGCCGATCTGCACCACCGGCACCCCCCCGTACCGCTTCGCCGCGTCGTAGATGTTCACCGCGCCCAGGATGTTCGTCTCGGCGGCCTGGCGCTCGGCGCCGAGCAGCTCGGGGGTGCCGAGCATCCCGGCCAGGTTGACCACGGCGCCGATGTCGCGGCCGAACAGGGCCCGCTCCACGTCGGCCACGGAGCGGATGTCCTGCGGCTGATCGAACGGGATGACCACGTGGCCGCGCTGGCACAACTCAGCGCGCAGGTGACGGCCGATGAACCCCGACGAGCCGGTGACCAGAACTTTCACGTCTTCACCACGAACAGGGACCCCGTCAGCTCATCCGGCCCGGCGGGGAACGCCTCACCGAGGGCCTGGCGGACACCGGGACAGCAGCAGTCCTCCCCGTAGTCATGCACGGCCAGCACCCCGCCCGGGCGGAGGATCTTCAGCGCGCCCGCCACGTCCGAGCGGACTGCGGCGTACGAGTGGTCGCCGTCGATGAACACCAGCCCGAACCGGCTCCCCTCCGCCGCGAACATGCTCATCGCCGACAGGGAAGACTCCACCAGGATCGCGACGCCGGTGACGCCGTACGCGGCGAGGTTGCGTTCCATCCCGGCCAGCGAATCGGGAACCCAGGTGTGCGGGTCCACGGCGGCCACCCGGGCACCGGCGAGGGCCATGACGATCGCGCTGTACCCGAACGCCGACCCGATCTCCAGCACGTCACCGGCGGACGCGGCCAGCCCGGCCAGGGCGGCGGCTTCCTCCGGCGTGATGGACGTGGAGATGGCCGGGCCGTCACCGGCTGCGACGTCACGCCAGGGCAGGTGCACGCTAGGTCTGCCGCCAGGGACTGTCCGACGGCCAGTCGCCGGACACCTTCCCGGACATGTCACACGGCCCCGACGACAGCTTCACCCACTCGCCGAGCATGGAACCGTCCGGTGCGGCCGCGTCGTACGGCTGGCCGGGCTGGTCCGGCGCCGAGGTGACCGGCTCAGGTGCGGTAGCCATCACTTGCTCCTCGTGTCTCAACGGGCGCGGGCTCCGGTTCCCCGGGATGCCCGCGCGCCTCAGCCATCTCCGCGGCCTTCGCCTTCGCCTGCAGGGAAACCCTCACCTGCTCCGGCACCGGAGCCGCGGCCTGCTCGTCCGCACCTGGCTCCTGCGCAGCCATCAGTCCATCGCCTTCCAGGTCACGGGAACCGGCTGGTACGCCATGGGCAGCCGCGACGGGGCGGTGCCCACCGGCAGCGTGGCGCTGGCCTGCACGGCCGGGTCGCCCTGGTGCTCACGGTCCGGGAGCGGGTCCGACGGCTGGCTGCCCGGCGCCGTCATCGCCTGCTCATTGCTGGACACCATGTTCCCGCCGGCCTGCGACGTGGCCCACGGGCCGAACCTGGCCTGCCCTGACAGATCCTGCATCGCTAGCTCACGCTCCTTCCGCCCCGCATAACCCGGCCCTGCCCGGACCCGGTCGACGTCGGCTCGTTCCCCATGATCCCGGGCAACTGCGGGCCGCCGCCCGCGTACGACCCGTCAATCGCCTGCGTCCAGTCACCAGGGCCGGAGATGCTGTCACTCACCGTGTCCTGCACGTAAGTGCCGGTCAGGTACGCCCCGGGCCGGGTGTAGTGGATGCTGTCGGGACCGCCGCCGTTGCTGTTCTGCGCGCCCTGGCTGCCCGGCGCGCCGGTGCTGGCGGTCTGCGACGGGCCCTCACCGGAGATCCCCTCGGTCAGCTGCCCCGGCTGGTTCGTCGGGTCGGCGGCGCCGGACGCGCCCTCTGTGCCCGGCGCGCCGGTGCCCGGCGGGAGGGCCACGCCGAACAGGGAATCCGGGTACTGGCCCGGCTCGTTCGTCGTGTCCGACTGGGCGCTCGTGCCGGAGAACGCGCCGGTCTCCCGCGTCCCGGACACGGGGCCATAACCCGGGGTGGTACCCGGAGTGAGGTTCGCCATCGGGATCAGCCTTTCCTTGTCGTCAGGTACTCCGCGGTCTCTGCGGACACATGCCGGGCGCAGCGGAACACGCCGCCCTCGCGGACGATCGTCATGCCCGGCAGGCCCATGCAGCCGCAGTCCAGGCGCCGCGGGAGCGCCCCGGCGCACGCGTCGTGCACCGCACGGCCGCCCGGCAGGCCCACACCGCGGCCGGGACGGATGCCCCGGCCGCAGTGCGCGCACGGCTGCCGCCCCGCGCTGGCCTGCCTGATGCGGCGGCGGTTGGACACGGCTAGGTCGCCGCGGCCTTGAACAGCTTGATCGCGTTCGTGTCCACCAGCGTCCCGTCACCGCGGAGCAGGCAGCGGAACGTCACCAGGTCCGTGCCGAACGCGAAGTCATCGCTGCGCTCGAACCGCACCCCGCCGACCAGCCGGACGAAGAACTGGCTGAAGTCACCGAACGCCACGTCGAACGCGGACGTCACCGCCGCCGGCATGAACGGATCCGCCACGATCGGCTTCCCGAGCAGCAGGTCAGGTGACCCCAGCACCGCCGACGGCTCCCAGATCGGGCGCCCGTTGCCGTCCACGATCTTGCGGAACCCGCCGATCGTCTTGTCCGCCGCCATCCAGTAGCACGACCGGGACTGGCGGTACGGGGCGATCACGCTGTACTCGAGGTCCACCAGGTTCGCGTAGGTGGGGATCCCGGCCTGGCCGGTGGTCACCTGCGTCACGCCCGGGGACGCCGACGTGGCGAAGATCAGGCCGGCGGGCTTGGACGACCCGTTGCCGTTGACCAGGTCGGTGCCGAACGCGTTGCCCACCGCACGGCCGGCCTGCATGGCCAGGTACCCGATCAGGTCCACCCCGGAGTCATCGATGAGCTCACGGCCGAGCTGCAGCATGATGCCGTACTTGAACGACGTCAGCGTGGCCAGCGCGAACGCCGGGTCAGACGTCGGCAGGGTCCCCGACTGGGCGGTCAGCGCCGCCGTCGAGTGGCCGGTGGTCTTCGGGATCTGCAGCGTCTCCCCGCCCGCGGTGTTCAGCACCGTCGGCCCGGCCTGCATGATGCCGGACACCTCGATCAGGTGCGCGATCAATCTGTCGTAGAAGTCGGTCGGCACGACCGACGTGGGGGTGCCGGTGTTGGACAGCAGGGTGCGGTAGTTCAGCGGGCCGAGGCCCTCGGTGTTGTGCGCCAGCTCGACGGCCTTGGTCTCGCCGCGCAGGAACGCCCGGATCTCCGCGGCGGCGTCCTTGCCGTTGCTGTCCGCGTAGCCGCCAGCGGTGGCGCCATCTCCCCCGGCGCGGCGCTCGACGGGCTTGCGGCCGATCGCGTCGAACGCGTCGTCTGTGTCCTTCGACCGCTTCTCCGCCTTGAGGACACCGCCGATCTGATCATCGACCTTGTCGAGCTCCTCCATGAGCCGCTGCCAGGTGCCCTGCTCATCGGGGGTCATCTCGCGGTTTTCCTCGGCGGCCGTCTCGACGTAGCCCCGGGCCTCGTTCCACACGTTCAGGCGCCTAGCCTGGAGCCTCTTCGCAACCTCGCTCACGGCGGGTCCCTTCAGGTTGTGACTGGTGGTTGCCGTGAGGGTGGTTGCGTTGCCTGCCCTCGGTATTCAGTTATGAAAGCGTGTCAGCCCTGGTCAGTCCAGGGGTCACGGCGCTTCTCCATCAGCTTCATCATCGCCGCGGCGCCTGAGATCGGCTTCGGCTCCGGCTTCACCGGGGCACCCCGGTTGTCGGTGCGGATGAAGAACCGGCGCAGCTCGTCCTGCGCGGCCATGCTGACGACTTCCTCCAGCGCCACGTCCTTCGCCAGCGCCAGGGACCGCAGCCCCGCGGTCGCGTCCGGGTAGGCCGGGTCCAGGACCGGGGCGACGTCGACCAGCTGCACCTCGTGCAGGGTCCGCATCGGGTAGTTCTGGTCCGTCACCGACCACTCGTCACCACCGGGCGGCACCCGGAACGCGAAGGACGAGAACTGGATGTCGTGGCGCTGGACGAGCTCGAGGATGTCGGCGCGGGCCTTCGGGGGGTCCACCTCGTAATCGAGGCCGGTGCCGTCGGTGCGCAGCTGCAGCGTGTTCCCCGCGGTCGTGCCCAAAACCATATTGGCGTCGTGGTTGTACCGGCAGATCACGTTCGGCCAGCCGAGCGCCCGGGACTGGTTGAACGCCCCCGTGCCGACCTGCTCAACGAATCCGCCGAGGTTGCGGGACAGCTTCCCGAACACCGCGCCGTAGCCGCCGATCTTCTCCCCGTCCGCCGCGGCGCGGCACTCGATCACGCCCGGGGTGTACCGGCGTTCCGGCTCACCCGCCAGGTCACCGAGGGACCGGCCACCGGAATCGGTGCCCACCTGGACGCCGAACTTCGCCGCAGCTGCCCTGATCTTCGGCATCGCCTTGTCTCCAAACGGTGATTGCGGGGCCCGCGCCAGCGCGTTACGGACATGCGCGGCGTCATGAATCGGGAAGTGCCGCAGCGACCGCGGCGTGGTCTTCCCCGAACTGTCCTTCGTGCCGCCGCCCTCGATGTACGCGAACGCGGAGTCAGGCAGGTCATTGATGGAGCCGGCCGAAAGCTCAGCCATGTCCGTTTCCGTTCATCGCCGGGGCTTTCCCGTTCACTTGCGGCGGGGCCGCGGGGTATACCGGCGGCGGCGGGGCGGCAGGCTGCGCCGCGGCTTCCTTCGCCAGCACCGCCGCCTGCTCCCGCGCCAGCGCGTCCGCAGGACCCTCGGTCACCAGCTGCTCGAAGGACTTCGGGATCTCCTTGATGCCGCGGGCCATCGCCACCAGCACCTGCAGCGGCAGCGGGTCCGTCCCCACCCCGCCGCCGGTGAGGGGGTCCAGCTCCTCGAGCTCCCGGATCTCGTTGACCGTCTTCAGGCCGATGTCCCGGTCCAGCTGGTAGATCTTGTGCCGCGTCTCGGTGTTCGTCTTCAGCATCGCGTCCGCGTTGAACCGCACGTACTGCTGCGCGGGCAGCACATCGAACAGGGCCGTCTCGATCCGCACCAGCCACGGCCGCAAGGTGTCGGTGATCAGCGAGATCGACTCGTCCTCCTGCGTCGAATAAGTCAGCGAGTCGCCGCGCTTCCCGCCGATCCGCTCCGGCGGCAGGCCGAGAATGGCCGCGATCTGCGTCGCATTCAGCTGCATCGCCTCGATGAACTGCGCCTCCGACGGCGGCACGCTCACCGGCTTGTAATCCCAGTCCCGGCCATACACCAGCGGCTCACGGCGCTGGATCGAGCGCGTCAGCCGGTTGCGGATCTCGTCGGCCTGGTCCGGCTCGACTTCGGTCTCGGAGTTCTGGAACGTCCCCGGGGGCCAGCCGCCCGCCCGGTACCACGACGCGCCGTACTCCAGCGCGTCATTCCCCGAGGCGATCAGGTTCATGAACAGCCGCAGCGGCGAGAGGCCCGCCAGCTTCCCCGGCACGCTGAACGCCCGGATGTGGAACAGCTCGTCGCGGGACATCTGCCGGCCGTAGAAGTAGATCCGGGCCCGCATCGGGTTCCACGGCTGGTCCGGGTCATCCAGCACCT